ATCCTAATCAAGTATTCATGGATGGATATCACGGGCAAATGTGGACGAATATTGATGATTTCGGATCTAGTGTGGAAGGACAAGAGAATTTCCAAGTAATTTCATGGATTTCGACGGCAACTGCACCTGTTAACCAAGCTGCTTTGGAGAACAAAGGTATGCAGTTTATGTCGCGATTCTTGAGTGTTTCTGCCAATGCTAAGACGTTTATAACAGCTTCTAAAGCAGTTACGAATTCTACGGCTCTGGTGCGACGATTTCCTATTGCAGTGACAATCAAAGTAGCAGATGTATTCCGTACAACAGCAGGACTGTTTGATATGCAGAAGTTTGAGGCACAATTGCGTGCTTCTATGCAGACGGCTAAGGATAATGGTAACACATTTACCGCGGATGACTATACTGAGTATCTCAACTCGGTATGGACTGTTCACAGATTAAACACTGCGACTGGACAAAGCGGGGAAAGTATAACAGTATCTACACTTTTGAAAGAAGTGCTAGAACACTATACCCGTAAATCCAAAGTGCAAGTGGACATTGACAGCCTACACACTGGAATCGACTTTACTCAAGTCACTGGGCCTGCGCCCCCACCAACCATGGCGCAATCCACATCCAAAGGAGTAGTAGACACAGATCAAACTCCTCTGATGGTTGTGGGCGCAGATGTTCACGCATCTGCGGACAAGGTAACTGTTGGTGGCGATTCAATCGACACTGACAATCAAGGCCTCTGGCCTTTCAACCGACAATCGAAATTTGACGCGGCTGATTGGTGGAGCACATCTATTCCGGCAACGGACGCCCCACAAATCATTCGAGATACTTTGAAGCATATACGTGCTGAGAGGAATCACCGGTGTTCGAAGACTGGTGTCAAACTTCCTAGACTTGCCTGGCCTATACTAGACTCTATGAATTCACTTGACACCGATGTGGACATTGATATATGCTTCGAGGCATATGTGGACGAGTTTGGCGGTCTTTTTGATAAGCCGGCATTTCCCCTCTGGGAGAAATACTTGCTTGAGAAAGGGGTGTCCAAACGACATGGCTTTTCGGAAGTCGTGTATTGCATGTACGCCCTTCAGGCGTATGGAGTCAGATATCCTCCTCAGGAATGTGACGACTCTGAACTTGACTGTACGTCTAGAATCCCCATGGCATCGCGATGCTGGCTCTTAATTGAGGCAACAGACAATGACTATGATGATTATTTACCGTTAGTCGAGAGATTAGTTCGTCACTCCTCGTACTATACGAGGTTTGATGAGGGTCTCTGGGAAGGGTTTCTGGGACCGAAGAAGACCGGAACGACATTGTACACAATATGGACTGTATTGCGCACAGTTGCTATCGTGACCACCTTTGTACTATTTGTCAAATCTGTGATCAAGATGATAACAGGCGCTTTAAGTTTCGTGATGCGTACAGTGTTTCAGGGGAACTATGAAACTGAACAAAGGCGTGGAGCTTTGCGAAAGGTGGCAGTGAGTAAAACACCTTTACTCACCACCCACCAATCGTCATACGATGGTGCGCGGGATAAGAATAGTCTCAACATTTATGCTGAGTGCGATTCCTCCCGACCATGTTTGCATGGCTTCATGCTGGATGACCAGCACATATTAGTACCGTCTCATTTACAGTACGACCCCGATACGGATGTTACCCGAAGATATTTCTTCGTCGGAGTACCAGACTCTGACGGAGTGGAGAAATATAGGATGATGGTTACATTTAACGCAGCTACAGTAGCGGTTCTTTTTATGAAAGATCCGACAGACTCACTGATTGTTAAATTACCCTCGAGAATGTTGTTTATTCGTGACATCAAAGATCATTTCATGTCCGAAGGAAAGTGGCAGACTATCATGAGCGGCTATGTGCAGAAAGTTGTAATGACTAAGCACGGAGTTGATCAGGATGGAACGCTGGAAATGTTGCGTATGGGAGTAGTTAGCAAAACTCATCTCTATGCAGTCTGGATAACCCCGCTAGAACCAACCGTGAAGGGTGATTGTGGCTTGATGTATTCATTGAAAGGGAAAACTCAAAGATCCCTGATAGGAATACATTCATCATACAATCGCTTTAACAATCTAGCTGGTGTGGCTCCCGTAACAAAGGAGGCTATCCAGACGGCATACCGTGAATTGCAAGATACTCATCATTTGCACATCGAGGCGCCAGAACCACTACCACATGTTAGAAGCAAGTTTGACTCACCAATTCCGACGATGATTCTGCAAGGAAGTATCGTTAATGATGATGGTAAAGTGGTGAAGAAACATCTACCGCACAACACAGAATTCGTACACTCAGATTTGTACGACGACACTGTGTGGGCAGATGACTTCACTCCTACCTTCAAAAGTGAAAGGCTATTGGAATCGAGGGGCCTGAAATATGACCCCACTGATTCCTTTACGCCAGACGCTCCATTTAGACAAATGGGTCAACTAGAGCTAAACATGATGGTTGAGAAGCATGATGGTAAAACACATGTTCTCAATGAAGATGAGATGTTAAATGGGTGTGAAGGACTGACGCAACTGCGAACTGATACGTCTGCCGGATTCTGGAGCATGTTCGATGGCAAAAAGGGTAAAACCATTGCTTTAGAACGTGTGACAGATGATGTTGGCATAGCTCAGGTCCAGTTTACTGAAGACTCGAACACTTATGTACATCCAATCTACAAAACAACAATCAAAGAGGAGATCGCTAAGAGAGAAACTCAAGCCGTCTTAGGAAAACGTTCAAATGCTATTTGGACGTCTACTCTCAAGGATGAACTGAGAAAAGAAGCGAAAGCACGAAGACCACGTGTATTTGAGTGTCCGGATGTTGTATCAACGCTAATGTTTCGAAAGTACTTTGGTGCTTTTGCGGCGTGGTTTAGATCACATCCGGGGTTCGTAACATGTTCGGGAATAGGAGCTGATAAGGAGGCGATGTGGTTTTCGTACTACACAGTAATGTGTAATGCGAATCCACACGCACCAGGTTTCGACCTGGACTACTCCGATTATGACGGCTCTATCCCCGCGTGGGTTACGGAGGCATTTGTCTCTCTTGTTGAAGCTTATTACGACGACAAGGGCTCAGATGCCGCTAAGATACGACGAGTTTTGATGCATGAACTTCAATTCACGGAACATCTGATGAACGAAAAATATTTCCTCTCACAACAAGGCAATAAATCAGGAAATCCACTGACCGATGTGTTCAATAGCGTGTGTAATTTATACATGCTTATTGTTACATTTCGTATGCTCTATGAGCGACAGTACGGACATTCCTGTCCACCAAGAGAATTCACTAAACTTGTGAAGTGCTTGACCTATGGTGATGATGTGATAATTACTACGATACCAGTGGTATTAGAGTATTTCAATCGTGCTTCCATCGCGGCAGCTATGGAGAATTGGAATATGAAGATAACTGCTGTTAACAAAGGAACAGAACTCATCCCCTATGAGGCGTTTAAGGACTTAACATTCCTGAAAGCGTCTTTTGTCTCGCGAAATGGTGTCATTTGGGCTCCCCAGCCTAAGGAAATCATTCACAGAGAATTGAATTGGTGCAGAAAAAGAAATAGTGGATCAGCTGATGTAATTATCCAGAATATCATGGGCGCTTTAAGATTTATGGCGCATCATGGCAAGACGGACTACGATCAGTTGAAAAACGAAATCGCTGCCAAAGTGAAAGGGACTATCTACGCGAATCATTTCGATCCATTGACGTACGAGACTCTCGAAGCAGATATCAGGTCGAAGCAATTGCTTGCTCTGACTCATAACCTATCTGACTCCACTTTCTGTAGGTATTAGAATTACCTGCATTTTATTTGACATCTATAAATGTCATCTTATAACTTAATTAAATACTTAGTATGTACTATGCTTTGCCGCACGATACATATTATTTTAATTACATAGTATAACTGATACTGCTGCGCTTCGCCGCGTGTTGCCGTATCAATATATCATAATATAATTGTATAATTAAATATATAATAATTTTATTTTGCTTAATGCTTAATAATTTATTTATATTTTCAATATTATTATATTATACTCTGCACTCTAAACTATAATTAATAGTGCAACTAATCAGTATGATTGACCACATTGTTTTATAACCTGTCTAACATAGATAGGCGTGATAAGGCGCGAGATAGTGGGCATTACTATATGAATGGACCTAATGTTTATTTATATTTTAATGTCAAGTACCGGCGATCCTCATTCACATATGAATTTAATACCCC